GTCCGCAAACCACCAAAGCCGCCCAAAATCCCGACTGCTGTCTGGATCAACCCACCAAAGACAACGGAGGAAAATCAAGCCTAAAGTCCAAATGCCACTGTCTCAAAGTTGTTGACACGTTCCGTAGTGTCCATCTTTCGCTCTACCTCGCGGCATTTGTTATCTTGCGTCTCGTTTCTCGATCGCTGCGCATACACGGCGGTAGAAGTCCTCTGTCGCAGCCCGGCATAGTGAAAGAAACTCAGGCTGTGATCGCGCGTCATCTAGGCAATTTAACCAGTTTCTCGGACCGGCATAGCCCGGTGGCAGACGGTAGGCGGAGAACTTTCTTGAGAACGGCACACAGAGGGCGCGCCTTCCCATCAAGAGCGCCCAGTAGACCCCATGATATGAGTTGGAGACGACGGTCCGGCCGGATGCAATGAATGCTAATGCTTCCTCTAGCGAGTTGGCATTGTTGGACAGCGACGGGATATCAGCCGGAATTCGAATGCCCTGCGCCTCGGTCTTGCCACCGTGATAGTAGAAAACAACGTCATGTTCAGGCGGTGCGGGCGCGTCGAACAAAGGGGACATACAGCTTGTGCAAGGCGCCCATTCGTAACGGCGATCCCCCCAATCTCGTGTTCCGACGATATCACACAGCCGGCGCGCTCGGGCATAGCGCAAAGATATTGGCAGTGCCTGCAGAGTGCCGACCCCCCACGCAATATGCAAGCTGCCCGGCGTCTTGCGAACTCCAGTATAGCTTGACAGGCCGCCGAAGATCTTGCCCCCGCCGTAGATTCCGACGTCATAATCTTCGCCTGGCCGACTGATGTCGCGTGCCTCTGCATAGGCTGGCCATTCGAACCAGTCGAACGGGCTGCACCACCGGTCGCCAACATTCTGGGTGTCGCGAAGATGCTGAAAGACGATCTTCACTGTTGATCCTCCACTGACTGGACAGGAACGAAGCTGCGTAGGTCGCTGCCGCTTGCAATTCCCTTTCGTAGAAGAAAGTTGATCGCCGCCGTGTCTCTAACCGTGCTCGACCCTATAAGGGCGACCTTGCGCCGGATGGCATCTTCGCGCTTGGCGTTGTCTACGCCCGAAACACCGCCTCCGCGCACCTTCGATTCCAGCTCGCTCCGAGAACGGGTGTAGTAATGGTTGAGCTGGATGTTCTTGTTCGACATGAAGCCCCTGCCACTGCGTTGCTTGTATTGGGCAACAACGCCAGCGTCGTTAGCCGATTTCTCACCCATGTCGAGTGTGCGAAACTTGTGTACGCTGACCTGCGAGACCTTGCAGGGGTCCACAATACACTTGAAGTTCAATAGCGCTCCCTCCTGCCGCTCTGCCCGTTCCAAATAGGCAAATGCAGCAGGCTCGTCAGGCGGGTCATCATGGCCTGATGGGCCGAACATGACCCAGGGCAGCGAGATGTTCGAATAGACTTCGAGCGGTCTGAGCGCCTCGGACAGTTGCTGCGCTGCTTGCGGCAGGAGAAGCTCGTCGATGTCGATGAAGGCCATCCACCGATGGGCCGAGCCGAAGGTGCAGATGGCATGGCAGTATGCCATGATCTGCTGAGGGATAATCATCTTTGGCTTGCTTGAGGTGGTGCTAAGCCTCCAAGGAAGGATGGTGGTGCGGACGCCGCGAACTGCGCGCGCCGCCGCGATGGTATCATCGGTGGAGAGATTGTCGTACAGATAGAAGTCCAGCACGCCAGCGGCGGCGTGGAAGCGTAACCAATCGCCGATATGACGCTCTTCGTTACGCATGATCGCACAGATCGCAAGGCCAGCGCGGTCCGCCGCGGGGCCCGGAGGCACGATGTCGACGCGGGAGGCGCGTAACGGCGACCTAGCCCAGAACTGACGGATCATATTGTTGCTCCCGCAACTTAGCACTGCCAGAAGCCAAGCGTATCAGGGCCGACGAGACGCGCCCTGACTTTATTAACCTCGTCGATCACCATATCCTTTCCGTCATGCGGCAACTTGGGGTAATAGACCTGCGTCAGGAACGATAAGAACGCGCTCCGCGCTCCGGGGTCGAACGACAACAGGGCCTCGGGATCCTTGAGCAGGCGGACTAGGCCCTCGACGGTCGGGCAATGTGTTGCCACACCGGGGATCGCCCAGAAGCATTCCCCTAGGGCGACGACGGGTTTCTCGAAGAACATCGCCTCAAGGCCGACCGAAGAGTTCACGGTGATGACGGCGCGCGCTGCGGCAACCTGCGCGAAGGTGTCGGTCAAATTGTCGAGCACGATCTTGGGGTGGGCGAGTTTGGCGATCAGATCGCCAAACTGGACGTGTGAGCTTGGATGTTCCTTCAGCCGCAGATGCCAACCGTCGGGCAGGTTCCGCGCGGCGTCAATAGTGGCCTCGATCATAGCTTCAACTGTACGGAAGTTTCCACCAAAGAGCCTGAGCTGACTGTCGCCAGGAACCTGGAGCGGCACAAAGATGAAAGGCTCAGTCAATGCAGGTCCTGTGGTGGCGTCCGTGCAATTCACAAAAGGCTTACGTGCTTGGATTGTATCTATTACTTCGCGCCAGCTATCAGCCATACCAGAATTTTTGGCCCACGCTAAGTATGGTCCAATTTCACGCGGGAGGCTGTTTGCGTTGTTCACTCCGCAAGGGTCTACCGTGATGCGACCAGCGAACGGGCTGAGCTCAAAATAGAGCGTGCGAGCACCAGCATCGCGAGCACCGTCCATGAATGCACGGCGCGTGCCATTGAGGCCATCCCAGGAAACAGCAATAGCATCGCGATTTTCTTCGAAGAAGGAGCGAGCTCCGTTATATTGCGCACGAAGTAGAGCGATCTTGACTGCCATCATAGCGCTGCCTGTTGGCTTCTTAGTGGCGGAGTCAAATGCAGTCTTTGCTCGAATAGATGTTTCGGGATATTCTTTAAGTCGTATTGGTGGCAGCCTTCGCCACGTTATTGAGCCAAGATTCTGGAGAGTTGAATTTATTGCGGCTTTTTTAGATTTTCGAGGGTCGAGACAAATAAAATGAAAAGCGTTCGTAGGCATAGTCATTCCTTTTCTCTTCAGCCACCAACCAATGAAGGTCAACTTCTAGGGTTCAACGTAATTCTTTCAGGCCGATGCACAAGAAGAAAACTGCATCAGAGCATCCACACTGATCGGATTACCCCCGCCTTTTTCTGCGCTGGCATCGTGGTAATCCCCGCCATCCCCTCCACCTCTTCATTCAACCGCATCCCCATGCTGATCAGTCCGTGCAGGGCAGCGTGGGCATAGACGAAGGTGTCCAGCGCCTCGTTGCGTTCGCCGTCGCGCTTTGGTTGCCAGGAGCGGATCGGGCGACCCTTTTCGAAGCGGGTGACGACGCGTTCGGCGGTCAGCTGGCGGAAATAGTCGGCGTCTAGGCGGCGGGGGAAGTGGATGGCGCCGGGGCCGGGTTCGGTCAGCTTCAGGCGGGCGTAGACGGCGTCCTTCACGGCATCGACGCCGACGATGAACAGCGGGATCTTGCCCTTGTTGGTGCGGGTGGGGCGGCGTGGCCAGACGGGAATGCCGGGCCCGCCGCGCCCCTTGATCGCCCAGATGCGGCGGGCAAGGCGGGTACGGCAGAACTCGTAGGCCATCTTGGTGTGATGGCCGCCCGTGTCGACGGCTACGGCGCGCACGGGCAGGTCGCCATAGGTGCCGTTCAGCACGCCGTCGAGGTCTGACCATAGGCGTGGGCCGGAAGGGTCGCCCCAGAGCACGCGGTAGTCGATAACCCATGCCTCCTCATCTCGGCCCCAGCCGACAACTTGCACCTCGATCCGGTCGCCCTGCACATCGACGCCAGCCGTCAGCGCCGCCACGCCGGGGGCGAGGTCGCGGCCCCAATCCTCGCGCCGCGCCATCAGTGGATCGGCAGGGACGGTGTCGCCCGCCTGGTCCTCCCAGGACTCGCCCAGCTTGGTGTTGACCCAGACCTGCAGGCGGGTAGGATCCTTGGCGACGCGCGCATGATCCAGTGCAATTTCGGCCCATGTTTCCCACGGAGAATAGAGCGACGAAAGGTGAAACCCCGCCGTGCGGCCATCACCCAGCGCAGTCGGACGCCATTCGCCTGCGACCAGAAGCCTAGGTTTTTCGTGTTCATGATGCACGCCTCCGCAGGCATCGCAGATCATATAGGCGGCGTCGCGCTGCCCCTCGGGCCATCGGATGCGCGCCCAAGTGATCGGAGCCATGTCGCCGCAATGCTGGCAGGGCACGTGGAAATACCTCTGGTCGCTGTCTAGATAGGCAGCTTCGATGCGGGAATGGCCCTTCAGAGTTGGGGTGGACACCATGTAGATCTTGCGCCGTCCCCGGAAGGTGGTGGTACGCTGGATCGCCAGATCTACGGGGTCACCTTCGCCATCGGCATCGCCGGGATAGCCGTCCACCTCGTCCAGAAACAGATAGCGCACCGGGGTAGACCGAAGGCCGACCGCGCTGTTCGCACCGGTCATCACCAACTGGCCGCCGGGAAAGGATTTGCGGAACAGGCTGTTCCCGGCATCGCGCGACCGGGGCGCAGAGACCAGATCGCGCAAGGCAGGTGTGGCTTCGATCAGTGGATCAATCCGCACGGTGGTGTTGCGGCGCACCATGTCGAGTGAGGGCATCACCAGCATGGCGATGCCGGGTGCGTTCTGGATGATGTAG